ACTTCGTACTGGAGTTATACCAATCCGAGGATCTTTTGAAACATAGTATGACATTATTCGAGACACTATTAAAATACCAAATGGTGATGAATCCGAATTATGGTTTGCAATTTCATATGACGGACGAGTAAAAGGAGCCGTAGCTGGAGAAACAGGAATTGAAGCCGATATTGAAATTGGCGATCAAACAGTTTCATTGAAAAATTACAATAAAACAACATTTGACTTCGGATCATTAGATGCTGAATCGACAGAACAATTAAATTCATTTATAGAATTAGCAAAAATGTTAACGGGTCAGGATATAAGTAAATCAAAAGGCCGAGAACAGATCAATAATATATTAAATATGATAGATGATCCGGCGGTTGAACGAGAAATACAAGAATTAATTGATATGAGAACAACAACACATATTCGAATGATTCAGCGCATTGGAGATCGATTAAATGATTTACTTAATTCAGCCGAAGACATCGATTCTATTATACAATCATTTTGTAAAAATATCGATACACTGTTAGTTAGAAAAATAAATTCTGTTAGTTGGTGGGGTATGATTATCAAACCAAATAAAACATTGTTTTTAGAATCATCATCGGATTTATATCAAGTACTTAAATGCACGGATGNNTGATTATAGGTTATCTCCGGCAATTGCAAATTTTCATCAAAATCATTTATTTGTATTAGGCAGTCAAATGTCAACACAAGTAACAACAAAACCACAGGATTAATGCATTGAAAACACAATTACTTTGCACATTTGCACATCGCAGTGATTTAAATATCATAACCGAATACATACAAACAAGTTATGATGTCCCCGAACGCAGAATATTTGTGTTTTCCAATGCAGATGTTCCGGACAATTTGTATTGTACATACAATGCATATGAAACACAGCGTCGAGGACAGAATACTATAAGCATCCATCGCAAGAAAGAAACCAATACCTTGTATACGGTTAATGCATTGAATGAAGTTATACGCAAAGTAAACAACGGTGTATTAGACAAAACATATCAACTAGATTGGCAGCGTTATCAGAATTCGTTTATACTAACAGATGATGCCGGATACCGTGTTATTAACTTGATATTCTTTAGGAAAATTTCTTGGAATTGATATTTATATTATATAAGGAATATGATGAATAAAAATATTTTAACAGAAAACATGAGACGATTTAGAACTAAAAATCTAAATGAAGATTCTGACCAAAACAATAACGGATATCCAGATAGCACGGAAACATTTTACTATGGTGAAACGACTGATGTAGAAAATGAATTTAAAATAAAAAATACACCGGGAGTATATCTAATTAAAGATCCAAAAAATCTTAAAGACTTTGATCCAATGTCGCATGAAACCATATGGGTATCATATTCTCCAGGCTTATCTAAACAGTTAGGAATTGGTAGAATGAAGCGATATATGTTACAACACCCATCTAATGGTCAGTTTACATATTACATTGCTACAATTTTAAAAAAACCTAGACAGAATGAATATTACATAACACGTTTTGATATTTAATAAATAAAAAACAAAAAAACTTAACTAATTACTTTGAATTAACGAATTAATTACTTATTATGTAATTAATATTTTATATTTTTATTAACCAATTAAAAGGAGTTAACTAATGGCTTTAAATTTAGATGCTATTAAAGCAAAGCTGAATCAGTTGAACAAGGCTGATGACAAAAAACAAAATTTGTGGAAACCTGAAGCAGGTAAGACACGTATCCGAATTGTACCGTACGTACATCGCAAAGACAATCCGTTTCTGGAATTGTATTTCCATTACGACATCGGCAAAAAATCAATGCTATCACCAATTTCTTTCGGAAATGCCGATCCAATCGTAGAATTTGCAGACAAACTCAAAAAGACAGGTGATAAAGATGAATGGATCATGGGTCGTAAAATTGAACCTAAGATGCGTACTTATGTTCCTGTAATTATTCGTGGTAAAGAATCTGAAGGAGTAAAGTTTTGGGGCTTTGGAAAACAAATCTACACTGAGCTTCTTTCTATTATCTCTGATCCAGATTATGGTGATATTACGGATCTAATGAATGGTCGTGATATCGATGTAGAATTCACACCGGCAGTATCAGCCGCAGAATTTCCTAAGACAACTATTCGTGTTAAGCCAGCAACCACCCCGGCTACTGAAGATAAAGAAGTTGCACAGAAGATTATGAATCAGCCTGTAATTACCGATATCTTCCCAGAGCCAACATATGATGAATTGGAAGCTGCTTTAACAGAATGGATGAATCCAGAAAATGCAGACAGTGATGTAACTTCAACTGATGAAGATGATGCACCAGCCGCACCTGCAAAGGCACCGAAAGCCGCTGCTGCACCTAAAGTAGATGACGTGGCTTCTGCATTCAATGATCTATTCAATTCCTAAGGAGTAACGCATGGCAAAGAGTAAAAGCAAACTAGAACTGGAAGATGCATTAGCAAACACATTGGCTGATAGTATCAACAAACAATTTAAAGGACAAGCTCTGAAAGCAGCTTTCTTTTTAGATGGTGACGAAGATGCCCCTAGCAATGTTAAAGATTGGATTTCATCAGGTTGCGACTCTCTTGATCTTGCAATTTCGAATCGACCGAACGGAGGTTTCCCAGTAGGACGAATCACTGAAATTACCGGGTTAGAAGCTTCAGGTAAATCTTTGTTAGCATCACACGCATTAGCAGAAACACAGAAGAAAGGCGGGTTAGCAGTATACATTGACACTGAGTCAGCAACCAGCACTGAATTTTTGCAGGCAATTGGTGTAGATTTAAAAACCATGTTGTATGTTCCATTAGAAACAATTGAAGAGATATTCGAAACAATTGAAACTATAGTTGAACAGGTTCGCAAATCAAACAAAGATCGTTTAGTCACAATCGTAGTAGACTCCGTAATGGGAGCATCCACAAAAATTGAAATGGCTGCTGAATATGACAAAGATGGTTACGCAACAAGCAAATCTATCATTCTTTCCAAAGCAATGCGAAAAGTTACAAATTGGATTGCTCGTGAAAATATTTGTCTAATCTTTACCAATCAACTTAGGACAAAATTAGGAGTATCATTTGGTGATGCATGGACTACCTCTGGTGGAAAAGCAATTCCATTTCATGCTTCGGTTAGATTGCGCCTAAAGAACACAGGTATGATTAAGGCAAAGATTAATGGAGTAGAACAAGTTGTTGGTAGCAAAACTGAAGTGCAGGTTGTGAAGAATCGAATGGGTCCTCCGCATCGCAAAGTGAATTATGATATCTACTATGATTCTGGAATTGATAATTACGGAGGATGGTTGGAAATCATGAAGAAGTTTGATCTTGTTAAACAGTCTGGTGCTCATTACACATTGGAAGATGTAGATCACGAAACCGGTGAAGTGTTCGGAGAAGTTAAGTTTCAGTCAAAAAACTTTGTAGAAAAGGTTATTAATAACACACAAATAAAAGATCGATTATACAGAAGAATCTGTGATGCTTACATATTCAGATACCAGGCTGATGTAGATGGCGGAATTGATGATGTAATAATTGATGAAACAGTTATAGACGAAGAAGGCTAATGAACAAGTATCAACAGCTCTTTAAACAGTTACAACAAGAAAAGGTAAACAGTCCATCGGATGTCAATGATCATGTCATGGTGTTCGATGGATTGAATACTTTTATCAGGGCGTTTGGAGCAACACCCTCAACAAATGAAGACGGCGAACATATCGGTGGTATTACCGGCTTCTTGTTTTCCATCGGTAAAGCAGTTCGAGATTTCAAACCAAGCAGATGCATAATTGTGTTTGATGGTAGAGGAGGTTCCGCGCGCCGTAAAAAGATTCACGGAAACTACAAGGCAAATCGAGCCAACAAAACACGTTTACGGCGACATGATCATCAAAACTATTCTACAATAGAAGATGAACAAGAAGCAATGCGTTATCAGTTTTCTCGGTTAGTTTCATATTTGGATAATCTTCCAGTAACATTTTTAGCAATCGATGGAATCGAAGCAGATGATACGATTGCTTATATCGCACAAACATATGAATCGGTAAGCAAAAAAATAACTATTGTATCTACCGATCGAGATTTTTATCAGTTAATTAGTCCCACAATTCAAATTTGGTCTCCAATTAAAAAGAAAATGTATGATGAACAAGCTCTTATTGACGAATTCGGAGTACATCCCGTTAACTATGTTATATATCGCACGTTTACAGGAGACTTATCTGATAATATTTCCGGCGTTAATGGATTCGGTCCAAAAACTATTTTAAAAACATTTCCGGAATTAGCATCTAACACAGAATTCACACTCGAAGCACTCCATGCTAAATGTGAAAACAACAAGCTGCTAAAAGAAGGTAAATCATTTCAGCGTGTTTTAGACAGTTATGATATCATTGAAACTAACTATCAGTTAATGAACATCAAGCTACTAAACATTCCAGCACAATCAATGTCAACTATTCGAGGCATACTGCAGCAACCGATTCCCGCACTGAATAAATTGGAGTTTCAACGGTTGTTCATGGAAGATAAAATGTGGACTGCCATGAAAAATCTTCCCGATTGGTTAATGAGTACCTGGTTATCATTGAGTGCATTTGCATTGCAAACTCATAAGAAATAACTTGGAATTTGCACATAACAATCATATATTAAATTCATGACAGATAAGTTAAGTGAATATGGCTGGAGCTTTCAAGTAAAAGTTTTAGCTGCAATGTTTACGGATAGAATATTTTTGCAACAAATTGCTGACATCATCCGAGCTGATTATTTTGAATCAGATGCAAATAGTTGGTTGTTAGAAGTAGTATTATCACATTTTCAGCAATACAGAGCCATCATGGATTCGGTTAATCTGCTTAAATTAGGCAATTACGATCAAATCAAAAGCAAAATTGATTCGGCAATGAAAGCTGGAGCAGATACTAATATTGGTTTAGATTATAAAATTAATATATCAGCTCGATATGCCGAAGCCTCCCGACATACAATTACTACGGGATGGGACGTTATCGATGATTTAATGGATGGTGGATTAGCTCCAGGAGAATTAGGAGTAGTTATGGCACCTGCTGGTATCGGTAAATCTTGGCTTCTTATTAATATAGGAGCTAATGCCGTAAAAGCAGGACACACAGTTGTGCATTACACATTAGAACTCAATGAAAATTATGTAGGTCAGCGTTATGATTCTGTATTAACGGGTATTAATGCACAAAGTCTTAAGAATCATCAAGAAACAGTTGAAGAAAAAATGCTGAGCCTGCAGGGTGATTTGATTGTTAAATATTTTCCTACTAAATCGGTAGGCGTAATGGGACTTAAAGCTCACCTGGAAAAGACAATCATGCTCGGTAAACGGCCAGATCTTGTTATTGTGGATTATGGTGACCTTTTGAAAATCAATGCAAAAAAGGACAAGCACGAAGCATTAGAAGAACTTTACGAGGAGTTACGAGGTATGGCAGGTGAGTATGGCATTCCGTTATGGACCGCATCACAAGCAGGTCGAAGTGCGTTAGAAGAAGATGTAATTGAAGCTGACAAAATTGCATCATCATATGGTAAAGTGATGGTTGCTGACTTTTTGATGTCACTTTCACGCAAAGTTGAAGATAAGATGTCTGGTACTGGTAGAGGTCACGTAATTAAAAATAGATTTGGCCCAGATGGTATCACGCTACCTAGTAAAATTAACACAAATAATGGGCAGTTTCAATTCTTTGAACCGCAAACAACTCAGGGCAAGCAAACTACGCAAACCATGAAGTCAGGTGAAAACATAATGAAGAAAAATTTAGCACAAAGATTCAAAGATCTTGGTGGACAATTAGGATAAAAACATATTTATATGAAATAAGGTCCGAATAGTAATATTCGGCCTTTTTTTGTCTAATAAACATTTATATTTACAACAAGGAGATTACGAAATGTTTTATGTGTATTTACATATACGAAATGATAATGGTACTCCATTTTATGTAGGAAAAGGCCATGGAAAACGATATAAATGTCGAGATCGTAGTAACAATTATTGGAAAAATATAGTTAACAAATATGATTTTGACATAATATTTTTAGAAGAAAATTTAACTGAAGAGGAAGCTTTTGAATTAGAAATATATTGGATTCAACGAATCGGGAGAATAACTGATAATACTGGGCCATTAGTTAATGGTACTATAGGAGGCGATGGCACTGCTGGTCGATCATGGGAAGGTTTAAGGAATGGCGAAAAAAATCCAATGTATGGACGAAAACAAACAGCTGAAACAAAAAGAAAAATTTCAGAATCAAAAAAAGGAAAATCTAGACCTGCACATGTACAAAAAATATTACGAACTATAGGAAAAGGTAAAGTTGGAGAATTAAGTTCTAGATACGGTACAAAGCATTCTGATCAAACAAAAGAAAAAATGCGCCAAGCTTGGCAACGAAGAAAACAACAAAATAATATAAAGGATTAAAAAAATGGAAATTTCGAATAAAATTTTAAGTGAGATTACGGTATATATGAAATACTCAAAGTATATTCCAGAACTCAATCGTCGTGAAACATGGGATGAACTAGTTACTAGAAACATGAACATGCATATTAAAAAGTATCCGCAGTTAGAAACAGAAATTCGGGATGTATATCGTTTTGTGTATGATAAAAAGGTATTACCATCTATGCGTAGTTTGCAATTCGGCGGAAAACCTATTGAAATCTCCCCTAACCGAATTTATAACTGTGCGTATCTTCCAATTGATGATTATCGTGCATTTGGTGAAGCCATGTTCTTGTTGTTAGGCGGCACTGGTGTTGGATATTCTGTGCAAAGACATCACACAGATCAACTTCCGGAGATTCGTAAACCGAATCCTAAAAGAACACGTAGATTCTTAATTGCGGATAGCATTGAAGGATGGGCAGATGCAGTTAAAGCATTGGTAAAATCTTATTTTGAAGGTGGATCAACATTTGTGTTTGATTTTAGTGATATTCGTCCTAAAGGTGCGAGACTCGTTACATCTGGCGGAAAAGCACCAGGTCCACAGCCACTTAAAGAATGTTTGATTAAATTGCAAGGAATCTTAGATGCAAAAGAAGATGGCGACAAACTTTCTTCGATCGAAGTGCATGATATGGTATGCCATGTTGCCGATGCAGTTTTAGCCGGCGGTATTCGCAGAGCAGCTCTTATCTCTTTATTCTCAGCAGATGATGATGAAATGATTTCATGCAAGTCTGGAGCTTGGTGGGAAACTAATCCACAACGAGGACGTGCAAATAATTCTGCTGTGTTGATACGACACAAAGTTACTAAAGAATTCTTCATGGATCTTTGGAAACGAGTAGAATTATCCGGTGCAGGAGAACCTGGAATTTATCTTAGTAATGATAAAGATTGGGGAACAAACCCTTGCTGTGAAATTGCACTACGCCCTTTTCAGTTCTGCAACTTATGTGAAGTGAATGCATCGGATATCGAATCACAGGAAGATTTAGAAGCACGTGTACGAGCAGCTGCATTCATTGGTACACTACAAGCAGGATACACTGATTTTCATTATCTTCGTCCGGTATGGAAACGCACAACTGAAAAAGATGCACTTATTGGAGTATCAATGACCGGTATCGGATCCGGCGCAGTATTAGGATATGATATGAAAGCTGCTGCAAAGGCAGTTAAAGAAGAAAATGCACGTGTAGCTGACTTGATCGGCATTAATCGCTCAGCCCGTACCACAACAGTTAAACCAGCAGGAACTACATCATTGGCATTAGGAACATCATCAGGTATTCATGCATGGCATAATGATTACTATGTTCGACGAATTCGGGTTGGTAAAAACGAAGCAATTTACACATATCTAGTAAATAATCATCCAGCTATTCCACAGAAAGCACCGGAGGGCGCAATTATGAGAACAGAATCACCTTTCCAGCTTTTAGAACGTATTAAACGAGTACATTTGGAATGGGTTAAACCAGGACATAGAAGCGGAAACAATACTCACAATGTATCAGCAACAGTTTCATTGAAACCAGAAGATTGGGAATTGGCCGGCGAATGGATGTGGACTAATAGAGATCATTACAACGGATTATCGGTATTACCATATTCAGATCATACATATATGCAGAGTCCATTTGAAGATTGTACTAAAGAAGAATATGAACGGTTATTTCAAAGTTTATCAAATATAGACTTATCACAAGTTATTGAATTAGATGATAACACCGATTTATCTGGAGAACTTGCCTGTGCAGGAGGCGCGTGCGAAATAAAATAATTTCCGTATGGCGGTAAAAAATGTCTTAAGCCCCATATTTATATTAAAAGGTAGATATGGGGCGAAAAGGACAAAGTAAATATAATCACATTGAAGGTACTAAAATTGGGCATTATCTAGTTAAACAGTTATCTGATGGTAAAGCTCTCGTACAATGTGAATGCGGTAATGAACGTTTATTAGATTTATGGTATGCTGCGACATCTGGAAGAAAATGCACAGAATGTGGAAATAAGCAATGTGGATCTGATAATGGATATTTTAAAGGATATGAAGGATTGTATGGCGATTGGATTCATAAATTAAATAGGCGAAATAAAAGTTTAGGATTCGATCCATGTAATTTTGATATAAAATATCTTTGGGAATTGTATTTACATCAAAATAAAAAATGTGCATTAACGGGTTTAGATATAGAAATGAAACTTAAAGATGATACAGCATATGATGGATATCGACAAATAGCATCTTTAGATCGAATTGATAGTAAACAAGGTTATAAAATTGGAAATGTACAATGGGTTCATAAAGATGTGAATATGATGAAAAATAAATTTGATTTGGATTATTTTTTAAACATTTGTAATTTAATAACTAAAAAAACTGAGATAAAATAATGATGATACCTACTCAACATGATTGGATACAACAACTGTTCGTGAGGGAGTTTGGCAACAAGCTCCTTCCTACAGATTTCTATTATGAAAATGGATATCGAGTAATGACTGAATCATATCACGTACGACGAGGTTCATGTTGTGGAAATGGTTGTCGACATTGTCCATATACTCCCGCACATAAAAAAGGTGAAAAAACTTTGAAAATCCAATAAAATATATTATTATAGTAATAAGAATTAAGTTATGACAGATAAACAAAGAAAAAATTTAGAATTAGTTCAATCTGGTTTTGCTAACGGTATTTCAACGCAATTAGCAACAAAACAAATAATGTTCGGACCAGATGCGAGACTAACTGATGTAGAGAAACAAGAGATTATCGACGATGCTGCACATCATTACGGTAATTTTTTAACAGCATTGGGCGTTGTTTGGGAACAAGATCCAAATTCAGATAATACACCTCGCCGTGTTGCAAAAGCATATGTTAATGATTTATGGCGAGGTCGTTATGAGCCGATGTCAGATATTACTTCATTTCCTAGTGACGGATATGATGGCATAGTTTTTGAAGGAGGTATTCCATTAACTTCAATGTGTTCACATCAT